TAATACAGCTTTATCTTCAATGATTATGACAGGTGGAGCTATATCAGCAGGAACTAACGCAGGAACAATTAAGGTTGCTGCTTTGACTGCTATGTTACGGACAGGTACAGGAGCAACTGACCCATTAGTTAGAATTACTTTAGCAGAGCAGGATAATATAACTTTAGCAGCAGTAGATACGTTTTATAATGTTCTTCTAACTTATGGAACTCCTTGCACTATTGCTACTTCAACTGGTAGTGGGAATGGTGCTAATATAATTGGCATAGGTCATTGTCTTAAAGAAACAGATGGTACGAGACATTACGCTGATGCTGGTTTAAGATTAAGTGATGGTATAAGAAAACTTCATCAAAGAGCCTCACATTTAAGACTCATCGAAAAAGATGGTGGTGGTGCATTGGTAAGTGACCCAGGTACACGGAATCTTTATATAACTGCTGCACATTTTCATCGAGGAATTAATAGTTATGATTTTACATTAAAAGATACTTCTGCAAGTCCAACACCTGATACATTTGATTATTACTATTATAATCCTGATGGTTCTGCTTGGGTAAAAGATGATAATTCAGAAAATCATTATACACAAATAGATAATGTTCAGTATAATAAAGTTGATACAGGTATAGGTTTAGCAAATCTTACATCAAATAAATATACTACGAATTGGGTTTTTGTTCGTCCTGATGATGAACATATTATAGTTGTATATGGTAGAACTAATGGAACTTTAACAACAGCACAGAATGAAAGTATCCCCCCATCTTTACCCGATGTTATTGGAAAGATGGCCATTCTATTATGTAAGATAATAGTTCGACAAGGTTCAGATACGCTTATATTTGAGAATGTAGAATATTTTGTTTTTACACCAGATATTACAGTTGACCATAATGAATTAGCTGGATTGCAGGGTGGTGCATCTGATGAATATTATCATTTAACATCTGCGGAGCATACTTTAATTTCGGCTGTTGGTGGACTTACTCCTACTGATAGTAATTTTATAGTTGGAAATGGGTCAACTTGGATAGTTGAATCTGGTGCAACAGTGCGAACATCATTAGGCTTAGGAACAGGAGATAGTCCAACTTTCGTAACTGGAACATTTACTGATTTAGTTGTCGATACAAATCTGTTTAAGACAAACAGCGCTACCAACTGCGTAGGTATAAATGTAGCTGACCCGATTTATTCCCTTCATTTACTGGGCGATGCTTATTTCAAAGGCCCTGACGGAGACCCTGGAGATGCTCCGACGGCATTTACGTTTTTGGGTGGAACAGGTTATAGTCAAAGTAAGGGTGGGCCAATATCTATTAGGGCTGGTGACGGGGGCGATGGTTACGAGGGACCTGACGAAGCAGCTGGCGATGGTGGTATTCTTACATTAGGCGGAGGAATTGCTGGCACTAATATGGGAGGTGGCCCAGGTGTTGATGGTTATGTAGATGTAGTTACTGATATGAGATTTCCCGCAGGTGCTCGGCTGGTTTCAAGTGATTTTCTTGTCCCTTCGGGCAGCAGGATATTGCTAACCGAAGCAACTACTTCGGATATAGCGATAGGCAGTTACGGCACTCGGTCTATGTATACTGAAGGCCAAGCCGCAAATCAGTCTTTTGTGCATAGCTATTTTACTAAAACGGGAAATGGTGGGGATACTTGCTATATTCAAATATACGGAGTTGGAACATTAGCAAGCCAGACAAATTATGAAAGAACCTTCTTTGGTTATATCGGTTCTGGCACTCCTGCAAATCGTGAAGTGCGTTTATGGAGTGGTGCAGGTGGAACAGGAAATGTTCGACCTATTAAAATTTACACAGGCGCAAATACAGACCAGTTAGTTGTTGCGACTGATGGTAAAGTTGGTATTGGATTGGCATCCCCTAAAACAAAACTTACAATCGAAGGAGTTTTGACTTTAAAAGAGCAAGCAGCAGCAGATGGTGATAATGCAAGTTATGGACAAATATGGGTAAAGACCGCAGCACCTAATGAATTGTGGTATACAGATGACGGGGGAACAGACCATCAAATTGCGTTTGTATAGGAAATAATAATGGCATCAATTACATACACGATTTCGAGTGAAAAATATGATGAATATAAGGGGGCTTTTTTAGTTGCTCATCCTATTCCTAAAGATGTGGATGGTAATCCTACTATGAATGAAAGTGAGTGGATAAAGAGGTGGGGTTTTATACAATTCAAAAATGCTTACGAGTGTGGTATGAAGATGTTGGCGGAACGAAATGCTATTATAGATGAATCAATTATAGAATAGGAATTAATATGGCTATTAAAAGAGAATATACCCCTGTAAAAGCTTTAGGAAGATTGGCTCAATTGGCCGGAGAAGCTAAAGCTGCTGAAAAATCGGCTCAACGTGCTCAACAAATGAAAATAATCCAAATGCAAGCAGCACATCAGCAAAAAAGATTGGAGTTCCAAGCAGAATTAAGTTTGGAAGCTGAAAGACGGGCACAGCTTTGGGAACTTGAAAAAATGGAATTGCGTTCTCGAAGTGAGTTTGCTTTAAAGGAAAAACAATGGTTACGAAAACAGGAAGAAAAGCAAGCCAAACTTAAAAAACTCGATGAAGCAAAGCAACAGGGGTATATAACTGATGATGAATATAAAAGGATTTGGGCTGAAGTTGAAACAGGTGTAAGATTGCCAACTCTTAAAGTTGAAGATAAACGAGAAAAATTGGAGGCAGATTATAGTTATTATTTAGGTATAACAAATACCTTTGAAGAAAATGCAGATATTAATCCTGGATTTGGTAAAACAATTGTTCCTCTTGCTGCTGTGGATAAAAAAGGAGAACCAGTAAGAGAAGCAAGTCCAGAGGAAAAGACTTTGTATGATTATGCTAAAGGTCGTTTAGATAAGTTGAGTCCAGTTTTGGGTGCTGCTGTTCCAGAACAAACATTAACCACAGATGATGAGAAAAGATTATCTGCTTTGAGTGAAACAGATGGAGCTAATTTCCGAAGGATATTGGAGGAAGGAAATCCTGAAAAAATTAAAATAGCTCTAAGTAGATTGAGGGCAAGATAATGGGAATGTTTGACGATTTGGTTTCTAAAGGAATGTTCGATGATTTGGTTGAAGCACCTGTAAAACCCATAGAATTTGGTGAGGCTTTTGTTGAAAAACCTATGGAGAAATTTCCCTTTAGTCCAATCGGTGCTATTAAAACTGCTGATTTAGTGGCTTCGTCTAAAAGAATAAGAGAAAATGATTATGAAACAACTAAACAAATTGAAGCAGCAAAAACACCAGAAGGTAAATTACGAAAAACATCTTTACAAGCAATGTATTCAAGATATTCGCCAACAGCTTCAGAAATATCTGCACTTGAAAGAGTGGAACTTGGTATAAAAAATAAACCAGATACATCTTTAAGTCCATTAGGAAAGAAAGACCAACAAAGAGATATTAAAGTTCTGACAGAATATTTTGAAGATATGGCAGAGAAAGAAAAGAGAGGGTATTCTTTGTGGGGTAAAGTTGGTGCAATAACTTCAGCTATGCCTGCTTTTATGATTGAATTTCTTTCTACTGGTGGTATAAAAGCGTTAGGTTCTAAAGTTGCGAGAGAAATGGGTGAGAAAGTCCTAAAGGAATCTGCTAAAAAGGGAGTAGGTAAAATAGCATTAAAAACTGTTGGATTTGCTGCTGGTGCTGGGGCAAGGGCATTAGCTATGCCTCATCGTGGAGCAGAAGCTATTTTAAAACGTAGATTGCCTACAGGAATGGATGTACAAAATGGTGAGCTTATTTTAACAGGGTCGGAAGAAAATAGATGGACTTCACTTTGGAAAGGAATGGCTGACCATTATATTGAAATAGCAAGTGAGGAAGCTGGTGAAGTAATTGCTCCTTATGCAAGTCATTTATTTAAAAAACTCCCATTTGTGGGTAAACTTGTTGGAGCTTTACAAAAGAAATGGTTAAGTAAATTTCCGCAGAAAACTCCTGAAATGTTTAATAAACTTTTAAAGAAGGGTGGATTTCACGGTTTATTAGTGGAGATGAATGAGGAAGATATTGCCTGGGTAACAAGAGCTATATTAAATATTGAAGATTTTGGTGCTGGTAAAGATACTACTATTGGTGAAAGACTTTTAGCTGGATGGGAACAGGATAGAGAGAATATGCTTGCTGAAGCTATCTCCTTTTCTATACCTGGAATTATGCGGGGAATGTTAGCTAAAGCCCCACCTACAAAGGAAGAAATGCCTACTCCACTTGTACCACAATTTGTAGAAACAGCAGAAGGAATAATAGGTTTTGAACCTGAAGAATTTGATGTTCCTGAAGTAAGTCAATTAGCTAATCAAAGTGGTTTAGGATTTGATGAATCAATAGACTTGCTTGATGATATACGCAATCCATATACTGTAGCTCTTGAAGATAAACGAAATAAAGATGGAGTTGTAAAAGCTACAACAACTACTCTTAAACAATTTAGTAAGAAGAAAAAACCAAAAACAACTGTAGGTGAACTAAAAGAATCCATAGCTGGTACTATATTAACTCCATTTTCTATGAGACATTGGAGGATTAATCGATTACTAAGACATCTTGATGGTGGTGAAGATGGGGTGTTGACCAATTTGATTTGGAAGCCAGTTAAAAAAAGTGCAATAGCAAGTCATTTAAGACGACAAGACCAGAGCCAGCAGTTAATAGATTTATTTACTAAAAGTGATTTGGATATAGCTCATCTTTTAAATAAAAGAGAAAGAATAAATGATAATGTAATCCTTACTCCTGAGCAGAAAATTGAAATTTATATGGCAACAAAAGATAAAGGAAAGATGCACCATTTGAAAATTGGAGGATTCCGTTCTTATTTTGAATCTCCAGTAATACCTAAAATGTTTCGGAAGGAAGCACAGAAATTAAGTGATAAAGATATAAAAGATGTTCTGGAAAAACTTACAGACCAGGAAAAACAACTTGGTAATACTTTAATTGGTATTTATAAAGACCAGCGTCCAGAAATTGCTTATGTTTATCAGCAATTAACTGGTAAAGAATTAGGAGATATTGAAGGATATTCTCCAATACGGGTAGAGGGGGATTATATTAGTTTGCAAGATTATGTTCAAGAAACTTTAACCCGTGAGTATAAGGTAAAAAAAAGAGGAGTGCGTCGGGCATTTACAAAAGAAAGAGTAAATGCTCGTAATCCTGTGCGTTTGGGAGCTATTACTAATTTTATTAATCATACTCAAGCAGTTGCACATTTTAACGAAAGTGCATTAATAGGAAAAGATGTTTCAAAGTTACTTCATAATCCTAATGTTCAATATGAATTAAATAAAGCTACTAATCAACAAGGTTCTAAGATTTTGAATAAATGGCTTGAAGATACTTTATCTGAATCCCCTATGAGAGAGATTACTTACTTTGGTAAAATGCTTATGAGTATGCGAATAAATGCTGTAGCTTCTATGCTTGGATTAAATGTGCTTACAATTATGAAACAGCCAGTATCTACATTTATGGCTGCTGCTGAATCTCCCAAAATGATAGGTCATTTGTTTACAAACTTTGCATTGCTTGTTAGACCAGGTGGTAGGAAAGAATTAATTAATTATGTGAACTCTCAATCTAATTTAGTAAAAACTCGTAATATGGAGAGGGAGCTTAGAGAAATGTTTCTAAAAAAGAGAGCAGCTTTAAAATTAAGGGGTAAGAAAACTCTCTCAGAAACAGCTTTAAGTGGTATTCGATATATGGATAGGACTACAGTGGCTTTGGTTTGGAAATCTGCTTATGATATGGCAAAAGCTGACGGAATGTTAGAAACTAACGCTAAAGAATATGCTGATAGTGTTGTATCCCGAACTCAACCTATGGCTGGTGTTGAAGATTTACCTACATTTTTTAGGGGTGGGCCATTAGAAAAATTATTTTCTACATTTATGAATCAGATAAATCAGAATATAAATTATTGGAAATTTGATATATTTGAGGAGGCTAAAACTGCAAAAATATCTTCTGCTGAAGTGAGTTATAAAGTAATGATGTCGCTAATTATTCCAGCATTATTAATTGGAATGATAAGTAGGGGTAAGCCACCGGATTTAAAGAAAGCAGGTATAGATTTGGCAGCTTATGCAGTAGTTCCAATATTTTTCTTTGGTCAAATACTTTCTTCAATAATGCAAGGATTTTCACCAGAAGGAACTGTTGCTACTCAATGGACTTCTGATTTAAATAAAGCTTTAACAGTAAAGAAACCAGCAGCTAAAGTTAAATATGGTATTCGTGCAGTAGCAGAATTAACTGGTATTCCCGTTGTTCAGCCATTAAGAACATTTAATGGAATAATTGATATGTATCGTGGAGATACAACTGACCCAAAACGATTGATTTGGAGTGCATACTATTTAAAAGAAACTCCGGTTGGTGAACCTCTTAAACTTCCGAAAAGGCGAAAGACTTTAAGAAGAAGGAAAAGGACAAGATAATGGATAACAGAACTGACCACGATATTTTGATAGCGGTTGAAGTTAGACAAATAGAATTAGAAAAACATTTTGAAAATCATCTTTCTCATCATCGAAAACTTTCGTATGCCTTAGTAGCTATAGCTGGTTCTGCATTTATAGCATTAAGTCTTGTTATTATTAATCTTTTGACGTTGATTTAAAATAACCGCTTCTTCTTGGACGTTCAGTATGTAAACAACATAAAGAACGAGGAAGAAACATATCTTTTGGTATTCTATCTAATATATTAAATAATGGAGTCATTTTACTAATAGTTGAATCAATATAACCAAATCTATCTCCAGTAAATGAAACGGCCCAATTTTTATTGTTTTTATTTACTGCTATAACAATAAATTTATAGCCTACAATTTCAAAAACATCTCCACATTTCATTTCATTCTCCTTATTTTAATTTCAACCTCTAACTTAAAATAACAAAAAAGTTAGATAAAGTTGCGTTAGTTACTCTTTGTAATATGTGTTGTTAATTTTGCTATAGAAATATGTTCTTGAACATATCCATCAGGCCACACATCCAAAGCTATCAAACCAAACTGCACTTTTCGAGTACATTGTCTTGCTCCGAATTTAGTACCATAGCTTTGAAGTGCAGGTATGGTAATTGCTACACAATCTTCTAATCTAAAAAAACAATATCTATGAGTATGTGCTCTGATTATTACATCAGCTTTTGGTTGTTCACCAGTTACAGCCCATTCTCGATTATCTATTACTTCATTATATAAAGAAGTAAATGGATTTTTAGTGTTTGATTGCTTATGTTTTAAATCAAAGACACAACCATTAATATTTTCCCATTCGTGAGAACCAATTTTGATACCAAAATGTGTGGCTATATCCATTTCAAAATCCTCTGAAGTCCCTGTATGATAAGGTGTTCCAAATACCATTATCATTCCATCGGCTTTAAGAAGTTCAATAGCTTCAATTGCCATAGTAGTTTGAACTTTTCTATCGGTAGTAATAAGTTCTGTTCCACCAGAGCGATAACCTGTACCATCAATTAAATCACCCATTAGAAAAACTTTATTTATTGGTTTAAATTTTTCAACTTCTTTAATATACCAATTCCAACATTCCTGCTGCATTAGTGCATATTTATTTCGTATTCTATGTTCTTCTGTTTTTGGATTAGGTTGAAATTTATATTGAAAAGCTGGCGGTGTAAGTCCTGTGTTAGCCCCGCAATGCGAATCGCCAAACAATAATACTCGCACAGGTTTAATCTGAGCAGCACGTTTGACTTGAGAGTAGGTTAAACCAGTTAATTTAGCAATCTCTTTGCGAGGAATATTCAATCGTAGATATTTATATACTTGAGGGTGCATTATTTACTCCTTTAATTTATCTGCAATTTCTAACCAATTGTTATCATATTTAATTGCTCTATCATCAATATATACATCTGCTATTGGTTTATCCATTGTTGGCGAAAGAATAATTTCATCATAAGGTAATTGATAATCCCATAAAAAATCTCGAATTACCATTATGTGTTCTGCTCTTTCATCCTCTCTACCCCAATAAGTAGCAGTTCTACAGGAATGGATTTTAATTGTGTAACCAGCTTTCTTGAGAGTTTCTAATGCTTCTTTTACATTGGGTTCAATTGGCCCGACATCTGGAAATGCAAATTTACATAGTGTTCCATCAAAATCTATAACCGCTATTTTATCTACTGGTTTTTGACTTAGCATTTTATCCTTCCAATCCTAAATGTAATTTCAAATAATAAATTATACGTTCAAGAGTTGGAAATGTAATCACAGTTATACCTTTACCTATAGCAAATTCTTTCTCTATTAATCTCCCACCCTGAATTTTATTATCATCAAACGGAGTAAAAATAATTAATATATCACATTTATTAAGAATAGCACAATCAACATTAAGAATTTGTTCTTCAGTTATATATCCACTATTGTATGCTTTATAAACAAAATTCTCGTGCTCTGCAGGAACATAGAAATCTATATCTGGAAATTCTTTACGCAATCGCCCAACTATCAATTTAATGCGATTACAATTATATTCCATATCTGCTTTAGTAGCATCCTTGCCTTTTGGCCCTCGGATTGAGTGTGAGACGTAGATTCTAATGAGAATCACCTCCTTTTGCAAAATTTTAAAATTTTTAATGCGTCTTTTCTTCTTACAATTAAAAAAGGTAGAGTTTTATTTAAGAATTTTTCCAATTGAATAAACTTTACATTGTGTATTCACTATTATTTGGGTCAAAGTAAGTTTCATATATTAAAGCGTGGAGAAGGATATTATAGTTTCTATCGTCAATTAGCTTTTCTTCCCACCAGTTTAGAGGTCGCACCTTACCTACTTGAAGGTCATTTAATCCTTGCACAATAGAAGCCCTATGTTTTAGCCAATTTCCTCGTAATGCTTCAATAGAACTAATACCATCTATATTTCCTTGCAGCTTAAAATTGGCTAACTTATCACCACCTTGACTATAATCTGCTGATTTACTTCCCAAAACTGTTTTTATTCTATTAATTTCTTTTGCTAAGAATTTATCAAAATCTTTAATATTCATTTTATTTCTCCATACTTCTTATTAGATTTTCTTTTACAGCGTCTATATGACTTGCTGTAAAAACTAATTGTGCTTTTGCGTTCCATTCATCAAGATTACCAGTTCTTAATTCCTTACGAAATAAAAGTAATTCTTCTTGTATTTTTGTTAAATAATCTATAAACGTTTCTTTTTTAATGTCAGCAATCATTACCGAACCTCCTCTAATGTTCTGGAATCTAAATCTGATATTACTCCATTTTCTCTACGTTTCTTATTTTCGTATTTACTAATAACTATTCTATATAACTCCCGTCCAACACAACTTAAAACTCCGATTACCTCATTATACTTTGAGTAATTCTCCTTAAATGATTGTAAGTAATTGTGAATCAATTTTGTAATACAATAGTTTAATTCTCCAGCATTTTGCGGATTCACATAATTTATTGCACTACTAAGAGCTTCTCTATCTTTAATGTATGGCATTATCGTTCTCCTAATTTGTCCACAATACTTTTAATATCTTCTCTAACCTCGGTTAGCATAGCACAAACAACATATCCCGTTTCGTAATCATTTGGTTCAAACTCAGGTGTATCATCACATTTTTTAATCATCTTTTTAAGTTCGCCAATTAAAATTTTATTATCCATCTTTATTCTCCTTCATATTTCCAAGTCCGATTCGGGGGACAAACTGCAATTCCCATTTCTGCACATTTTCTAATACAATAATCCAAATATTTTGCTAACCATTCCCGATTAAAATTAGCTGCTTTACTTAACATCATTCCTTTTGGTAATACAATTTCGTATTCTTCCATAAAAGATTTCTTCATCCACTCGTCAACATCAGAAATTGACCATCCATATTCTTCGGAGAATGGTGGATAGATACAGGAGTAAAGATATTTATACTGTTCGTGTGTCTGGTCTTGACTTTCTTTGGTTACAGTTAGTTCTATTCGCTGCCCTTCTTTGAACTTAGACCGCAACCATTTTAGATAAGTATCATTATCGTCAAGATGAATATAGTTTTTTTCAAATTTACCAAACCATTTAGGAGTCGCTATCATTTTCTTTCCATTTATTTATAACATTTTCTCTTAGATATTTTCTTCCTTGAATTAATCATTTTTAAACTCCAACCAAAAATCTATATGAAAACATAATATTGAAAATCTAAAGAAAATTGAATCTAATTTGTTATTATTTAATGTATTATCCTCAAAATCATTGGGGTCAGCAGGATAATATTTGGTTATATCTATTGTAAAAGGCAATCCCCATCGTTCCAAATCAAAACACCAAAATCTCTCACCATTAAATGTATACAATCTCATTTTAATCTCCTTTATTTAACAGAGCAAAATCTCCAAACAGTTCCTCTGCTTTATTATCATACGCTTTAGCAGCAGCTAATTCATAGTCAGTATCATCTATTAAAGCAATCTTATTTTTGGTTAGTTTTATTAGTTTCATTTTTCAAAGTGAAAATGTCCGTCTGTAGTTCCGAGTAACCACCATAAACCAATTAAAGGATTAACTAAAAGTATAATCGTAGCTAATTTAACTACAAGAAAAATTTTATCACCCCATCCTGGAAATTGCCGTCTTATCCATTTAGTAATAACATCCTGACCTGTTTTTATTAAATACAAATCAATCAAAAGTGTTACAATCAAAACTATATACCCATATCCAGGTTCTTTCAATAGTGCTAAAGTAAATGCTACATTAAGCAATAATGCTCCAAGAACCTGTATTGGATAATTTTTTAAAGTGTTTAATATATCTCTTTTATTTAGTGCCATTATAATTTCCTAATTCATTTCGTTTTTCCATTAATTTTTGTTTCTAAATCTACAATCTTTTTCTTATCATCAGGTTTTGAAATCAATAATGCTCCGAGTGTGCCTCCCATTAAAGTTGGTAGCAAAAGACCAATCGGGCCGGAGGGTGAAAAAACCGTTGCCTGAAGTTGCTCTGCTCCGTTTATATGAAACGTATTCAATCCCTTTAGAAATTCATATTTTAATGTATCAGTAGTTTGATTTACTGTGTGAACAAAATCTACTCTAAAATCCACTCGCCTCGCATCAAAAAGTGTGGTAAATGGTAAGAATGTAGTTGGTTCTACATCTGCGTATTCAAGTGCTGCTGGCGAAATATAGCAAGGTGTTACTGCATCTTGAAAAGATGAACACCCCAATATTATTGTAAGCCCAAGAATACATACCCAAATAATTACTTTTTTCATTTCTGTTCCCTCAAAGAACCCAAATAATTATACTCAACAAAATTATTGTAATTAAAATTATCCATCGCTTATCCACTTTTCAATCCTCAGCCCCAGCCACTATTATTAATTTACCATTTTTATCAACTTGTAATCCTGCATCATTATTATCAGGTATATTATCATATAATACACCAACTCCAGTATCTCGAAGTCTAAAAACAAGCCAATTATTTGCTAATAATATTACTCCATTATCACCTTCTATCAACTCTAATTCTACAGCAGATTCTTTATTTTCTACATTTTTAATTTGATACCTTGACATTTTTTAGCTCCTTAATTCTATCTGCAAAAAGTTGACTTAAATTATCTACTTCCCAAATTTTCCATTTTCTTACTTTATTTCCATCTTGTATTAATTGCTCAAATTCTTTTTGACCCAATTTTTTCAAAATAACTAAACCAAGTTCTGCTCTTTCTTCATAAAATCTATTACAACTTTTACATTGTGGTCTAACATTTCTTTCATCAAACCTTGTGTTTTTATGATTTCTACCTATATAATGTCCACAATCTATATCTTTCCAATGAAATTTATGTCCACAAGTTGCACAGATACAATAGCCATTTTTATCTGCATATTTCAAGCGAATATATTGACTAAAATAATGGTCGCATTTTTTATATGCAGCACGTAAATTTTTACTTTTTCTAATCATTTATTTAGTTCTTCAAAATTCTTAGCATCTATTAGGATTGATTTTCCACTACCTGTTTTAAGAATTTTCGTGTCCATTCTTTTCCTTTAATTTTTACAGTATCCCGTAAATCTTTGATTTCTTCCGGTGGAGAAAGAACTATTGTTATTATACTACAATTATAATGATGAAATGTAACTTGTCGAACTAATTCAACAGCTCCTTTAACACCTACTTTATCATTATCACATATAATTACTATCTTATTACATTCATAGAGTAAAATAAATTGTCTAATTAAATCATTGCCAACCTGAGCCGAAGGTTTAGCAATTCCATAAAATCCCACTAAACCAAGTAATGCAGCTAAATCTGAAACACCTTCAGTAATAAAGAGGGGGGACGATATTTCGATGTTAGGTATGAATAATCCCAAAGATGAACCTTTTACAGCACATTTTTTACCATTTGGAAATCTACGTTGGATACCAATAATTTCTTTATTAGATTTTTTCATCGGAAACGTATAAGCTTCACCATCCCAACCAATTTCCAATCTAAATAGATAAGCCGGATGAATATTAAATTCATCTGCTAAATTTTGTCTTTGTTTATCTGTAATTTTTTGCTGATAAAATTCATTAAGTGTATTCCAGTTAATAGGAGCTTTTATTCTTTTTTTCTTTGGCATTTTTAAATTTTTGTAATCATTTGATGCAACGTGGATATAACCGCCAGCAAAAGGCTCTCCAATTTTTAATGAAGATTCAACCCTTGTGCAAAGAATCTTTGAACCATCACGACTTACACAGCAAGCGTCCGAGTGATGGCATAAAGGACATACTTTGCCCAAATCTGATAGTCTAACCCATTCTTCGGAAAAACTCATTCTTCAACCTCAATTTCTTCAATATCTTCAATATCAACATCTGCTTCATTCTCAAATTCACCCATATTTGACGAATACTCATTTCTTGCCATTTCACAAGCATCATCTGTATCAACAGCATCTATTTCAACTGAATAAATATCCGATACTCTTAAATATACTCTATATCTTTTCATTTTTACATCCTTCACAAACTTTTAATTCTCTTACAATTTCCCAACCTGTCGTTCCTTCTTTATAATATTTTTCTCGTGTTTCAACAACTTTTGTATATTGTTTCTCTTTTGGTTTAGATTGTCGTCCACACTTCTGGCATTTATACATTAAAATTTCCTTCAATCTAAATTTCTTTTTATATTTTTATATGATTCATCAGAAAGCTTGACTTTTTTTCCATCATCAATGGAAATAGTGTGATAAACTGGAGTAACTAATTCAACTTGATTGCTTTTTGCAAACCAAAAGCCAGTTATACCATCCGTAACAAGAATATCACAAATATTATCATAATTAGAATCATAATCAGCATTTTTCTTCGCATTAAGACCAGTTCTAAGAACTGTAAGATACCCCACTCTACGATAGTGGCAGTTAGTTGAATATCTTCCGTCAATTACCCCAAAAACATAAGATGCGTCATACACTTTTACTTTATCACCAACTTTTAGTTTTCTCATTAAAATTCTACCTTAAAATTAGGGTTTCGGAAAGCCATAGCTTCAGGTAAAAATACACAAGGAATCCTACCTGTTTTACCATTACGATTTTTTGCAACAAACAACCAAGCTTCTCCATCATCTTCTGTTTCAATATCTATTTCTCTCATCTCATAATAAACAGGTCGATGAATTAACACAACACAATCGGCTGTTTGTTCCACCCCACCACTTTCTCTCAAATCTGACAAACGAGGCTCGTGATTGTTTCGTTTTTCGACTTCACGATTTAATTGGCATAACAATAAAATAGGAATATCATATTCCTTTGCTATATTTCTTAAACCTTTGCACATTATATCAATCTCTAACCATCGAGCTTCATTACCACCACCCAAGCTCATTAACTGCAAATAATCTACAATTACACAATCAACATCAATTTCTTTAAGTTTTTGAGCTAATTGACCTGGAGACATTGACGAAGTATCATCAATATAAATATCCAAAGTCTGTAAATATTCAATAGCATTGTCTATTCTTTTCTGTTCAACTAAACCTAATTTTAGATTATGCAAACTTACTTCGAGATAATTTGCAATCATTCTTTCAATCATTAACTTTGCTGACATTTCCAAAGAACAGAAATAAACCGTATGTTCCTTCCCCAAATTCATAGCCATTCCAATAGCAAGTGAAGTTTTACCTATTGACGACCGACCAGCTATAATTGTTAATTCTTTTGGATGTAATCCTAAAGTAACTTCATCCAATTTATCAATACCTGTTTGCATACCCCAACAAGAAGTAGTAATATTGTTGGCAATACTTTTAACTGAATTAGATAGATTAACTATGTTATCCATTTTTTCAGTTTTTAATTGTTCTTTAATACGAAATATTTTTCTATTTGCTTCATCTTCTGTTTTACATTTACTGCAAATTTTTGCTTTTGTTTTTTTCATAATTATCCAGAAAAGATTCTTTTCGAGCCGGTCTGGTATCTTTAGCATCCCATCGTTTTTTGTTCCTTGCCCAAGTTTGCATATTTCCTTTCCAGCTTTTCATTGGTTGAACTGTTTTACCCATAACAACCTGCCAACCTCGCTCCTCGTTTTTCCACCACCAATATTCAACATCGAGGTCTAAATTCTTCTGTGCTGCATATTCTTTAGCTTCTTTGAGAGTAGGTTTTTTCATTTTACTTTCCTAAACCTTTTAGTTGCTTTACATCGTTTGCAGGTTACTCTGTTTCTGTGGTCTGTAATTTTTATATGGTAACCATATTTCCCACACGCAGCCATAAATGTATATCTGTATTCAAGCGGAAAATGAACTATCTGTTTCTTTTTCATTTACAATCTCGCTTAAAATCTTTTACCAATGGTTTTGTTTTAGGAAAAGTTGGCATATAAATTTTTGACGATACTACACACTGCCCGTCATTACTTCCAATAGTATTTATCCATTTTGGTTTAATAAAACATTCAATTAGTGTTCCAGCCCAGCTGTTAGCAGCCTCTCTTGAAAAATAAGAATGGAATCCTACTTTGTAATTAGAGCTTGAAAAATAACCCTTATTAAGTTTTCCAGATGCTTTATTTAAACCTGATTTATATTTTCCGCTACGAACAGGAAATTTAAAAACTGTCCGACTCCAACGAGCCGTTTTATAAACTCTTATATACCCATTTTTTGTATGTTCTTTTATTAGACGTTTTTGATATTCTTTACTATAAATACTCACTAAACACATTACCAAGCCTCCTCATTTGCAATCTCTTTTAAAATCTTTTACCAATGGTTTTGTTTTAGGAAAAGTTGGCATATAAATTTTTGATGATACTACACAACGTCCTCCATTTCTTCCAATAGTATTTATCCATTTTGGTTTAATAAAACATTCAATTATTGTTTCTTCCCATTTTACAGCAGCACTTCTTGAAAAATAAGAGTGAAACCCTACTTTGTAATCAGGAGCATTAAATCCAAATTTATTAAGTTTTCCAGATGCTTTATTTAAACCTGATTTATATTTTCCAGTACGAACAGGAAACATAAAACTATTGTTTCTATAATTAAAAGCCGTTTTGTAAACTCTTATATACCCATTTTTTGTGTATTGTTTTATCAAACGTTTTTGATATTTTTCACTATAAATACTTTCTAAACACATTACCAAGCCTCCTCATTTGTTGGTTCATTACTACTTTGAGTAGTTTTATCCCCACCAATAAATTCAAAGTTATTCACTTTTACTATAACTCTGCTTCGCTTTTGTCCATTATCTTCCCATCGTTCTTGTTCCAGAAAACCATCTATCAAAATTGGTTTTCCTTTTGTAAAATATTTTGCGATATTTTCAGCAGTTTTAGACCAGGCTTTACAAGCAAAATAATGGACTTTACTACCACCTTTAACATATTCACTTACTGCAATTTGAAAAGTGCAAAGTGCAGTATTATGAGTGCCAACAGATTTAAGTTGTGGATTGTCTGTTAAATTGCCTAATAGTATAACCGTTCTCATATTTAACCCCTTAATTCAAATTCATCTAACCATTGTTCACATTTTTCAACAGCACATCGCATATCTTTAGCTGTAAAAATTTCTTTCCATCCACTTTCTATATCTTTATGATATGCCTTGAAACTCCCGTCCTCTTGTTCTTCAATTACAACTATGTTATTCGCTGACATTTCTTACCACACTTTCAGGTTTAATTGCTTTTAATACTATTGGCACAGATTTTAGGTTTGTCGGATAACGTTGTTTCAAACTCAAAATTTTTGCTTTTAATTTTTCAACATCAACTTCACCAAATTTGGTATATTCCTTAACTAAAACATTAAAAACTTCTTTTGCTTTTACTGACATTTCACTTGACTTTTTTTCAGTAGATTTACCACTTGGATGACCAACTGAAGTTTTTGCTGAACTTAATAACTCTTTAGCTGTATAATTACCAATTTTATCTGCTGTTGCTAATATTTCCTCAATTTTCAATCCTTTACTTAAAACTTCAATAGCTTGTGTAACTGCAAATCCTTTAGCTTGTTGCTTATCTTTCCTTTGAAAAGCTTCTCTATCTTCTTTTGAATATTCAGCCATTATTTTTCCTTTCAATATCAATTAACAATGATAGTATTGATTTTGTTATTTTTAACATTTGTTCAGTTTCATCAATATTTAATTTGCTATCTTTTAACCTATTTTGAATAAGTTCTTTAACATCTTTTTCAATAGTTTCAGAAAGATAGTGGTTAAGAACTGATTGAAAACCCTTTAGTCGAGATAGCTTAAATTGATATATTTCTACAAGAGTTTTTCCTTCATCTTTTAAAATAGTTTTTTCTGTAATCATTTTTTAATCCTCACAAATGGACATTTTTGAGCAACTTCACAATAAAATTTACACCGAGTAGCCTCACCTTTTCGTTCTTCAATATATAAATTCTTCTTGCCCTGTTTAATATAATCAGCCATAACTTTTTTAGCTTTATCTAAACCATCACAAACCCCGCCTTTTAAGGCTGACTTTCGGCCAACTGCCATCACAGCATATTTACTATCTTTTTGCCATTTACTAATATTTGAACACTCTCTCAGAGGATATTGTTCAAAAACTTCCAATCGTTCTTTAATATATTTATCTTGTTCAGCAAAACTCCAAACCCTAACTGGTAATCTTGCAAATGCTATTTTCGGATAATCATCTTTATACAAAGCTTGAGTTTTTGAAAAATCATCAAAGAAAATATCAAGAAACAATTTTTTTACTTCAAAACCACGTCGTCTCCACTGCCAGCAATAAACATTTACCTGTTTTTCATATTTACTAATTTGACTATTTGGTTCGTTGCGATAAATCCAAGCCCAAATTTTCGACCGTTTATAATCAACTATTGTTTCAATGTCTTCAATATAATTATCAGCTTTGCCAACTATTGTCCATTTACCAATTACATCTTCCTGTTTAACTTCTGCAAATTCATCTTCCTCAATGTGTCCTTCAAGATACTGGTGTAAAGCATTTCCTTTAATAAATGGTAAGCGGTCAGATATATCAACCACCAATTCGTCATAATACTTCATTTTGAGACTTCGCACCAACGGCTCATCAATTAACTGTGTAACTGATATGCGATTTTCTTTCGGTGGATAATCTCTTGTCAATATATCAACAAGATATTGCGGCAAATTATATTTGTTTGTAAACTTCAAAATTTATTCCTTATTTTTGCATTAGATACATCCAATCTTTTTACATTAAAAGATTTTAACAATTCCCTATCTTTTTGAGCAAGTAATTTAATTTCCTGCAATTTTTTATAAACTTCTGGTGAACTTCGTTTAATATTTGAAACTACTTTTTTAATACTTTCTACTGTGCATTTTAGTTCCTTTGCTGCTTCTTTATAGGTTTTTCCAGCACCCATCGAATACGGTGCAATCAAATTTATTACTTCAATCTGACGTTTTGTCATAATAGTTGCCTCTATATATTATACCAAAAAGACCCCGTTTTTGATACAATTTCCAAGATTTCTCAAATAAAACCTACAAATACTGATTTATTTTTCATAGCTAACTGATACAATCGTTATTATCAGAGTAACTTGTTTCAGAATATACTATATTATAGTCTTCAGCAAATTCTTTACCGCAATCCAAACAAATAGCCGGATACCGAAGTGTAGTATCCAAAATTTCTGCTTCACCATAATCAAGATTGTTGCTACCACATTTAGGACATTCCCCCAAACATTCTTTAGTCTCTGTGTAAATCATTCTTCAATTCCTTTATTTGGTTGAACCATATCATACGATTGATATTCACAATCAACTGGTCTTATCCATACACCATTTTCATCCTCAAATTCAACTATATCATCGCCAACAAATTTTTGTCTTACACATTTTCCATCTTCATTAAAATACTGATACACACAACCACTTGTTATTTTAGTAAACTCTTTCATTCTTCAATCTCCTCAATACTATTTAGAACTCGATTATCACTATCAAGAATTCTGGTTTCCATCTCATTTTCTTCACCATTATCTATAATTTTCCAAGCCTCATCTTTACTTTCAGCCTCTACAATTACTTCTTTAGCAACGCTCTCGTGCCATCTAACTCTATACTCTTTCATTTTATATCTCCTTTACTTTGGCAATAGCTTTATCGAGCAGCTCCACAATCTCTTTGAGTCCGTGAGTCCATTCGGGGGCATAAAGTTCTTGAATACTTGACCATTCACCTTGAAGAGCAGAGGCTTTATTTCTCACTTTTTCGCACACCGCCAGCAAATTAGGTGCTGCTTTTTCTAATTTTCTTCTTTTTTCTTGATTAGGCTGTTTTCTTTGTTTTAGCATTTTAACTATTCTCCAATCTCATACAAAATTGCCATACATCCAATTTGAATTTCTCATACGTTGTAAATACATAAAACATCAATACCATTTCTATTATTGCTTGAATATCATATGGACACAATTTGATTTTTTGACCAATATCGTGAATAAGATAATACATTTGTTGTTTAGAAAGCACTATCAATCTCCCTTAACACTGGCAATAAGTGTGCTAACCAATATGCAAGAACAATCCCTGCGAATAATAAGAGCATCATTAAGTAAGTTATCAGTATCCAAAATCTCATATTATTTCCACTCCTTTCATAAGTAAATAGTTAAAAGTAAAAACTGTGATAATTGCTCGTTTTATTTTGGCCTCCAGAACTTCCACCACTTGCGGCAATATCCGTCCCAATGCTCAAGTCCTTGACAATGGTTAACCATAGTTGCATATTTATCAGTATTTACAAAATCAGGATTATAACACCTTACAAAAAATAGCACAAAGTATCGGAAACTAAACCCTCTTCCGTGCCACCATTTACAATCTTTACAGCGTTTCTTTTTCATTCATCCTCTCCTTCCTGCTTAATTCTGTCTATTTCTTCTCTGTATGTATCTTTAATTTCATTTCTTATCCCTTGCATCTTCGGGATTTTCTGCTTCTAATTCGTAAGTGATATTCACAATATAAGTTTTTATCTGTCTAATCCCCTACTTTTAACATAATAATCTTTTAATGTTCCCCTAATTTTTGATTTTGATATTCAATACTGCCTTTTGTTCCTGATTTTACTTCTGTTCGAGACGGCACATAATTTCCCCAATAATCTCGATAGCCCTGTTCACCTAAAACACATTCGCCAGAATTTATCGCTGCCATCGCTGCTCGACCAATAGCACCTTCCATTTTCCAAGCTGCTCCAGAATTGATAAGCTCTTGCAATGCTTCAATTTCCTCGGTTCTTGTTTCACATTCATACAGTGCTTTACTCATTTTATGTCCCCTAATACTTTCTCAAATCGTTACTAAAAATATCCGGCTCACCCTGATAATACAATAATTGATTTTTCATTACTTTATCCCTACAATGTCAACAAAAGAATTTTTTGCTTCTATTTTTTGCACCATAACACACTCTTGTTTATTATATCCACAAATAGCCTTACATATTTTATTTATATGAATAGCGGCAGCAAAATTATTAGTTAAAATCTCAATACATAAACCCTTCTCTTTTTTGCCTTGCCAGTATCCAATAGTTTCAAAAACCGTAAAACCACTAAACTTTTCGGCAATCAATTCACAAATCCATTTCTTACGTTTGTTTTCAGTAAACAATCTATATAACATTTCGTAAACTCCGAATAGGTCTAAATTTGCTTATAGTTTTGAAACATAAAATAACTGTGTAAAAATCATTTTGTCGCAAATAACGTCTGATTATGTTTTTTTGCTTATCGCTCAAACTGCAATAATACTCAATGGCTATTATATCACCAGACGTTTTTATACGCAAACCATAATCAAATTCTAAAAATCTATTGACACCATAACCAAATTGTCTTTGACAAACTATATCGTGTTTGACACCTGCCGAACACTCAATAACTTTACCTTTTTGTGTTACTAAACAATTCATAATAAACTTAATCAACAAGCACAGTACTAAGTAAAGTATAATCTGCATCAAGAAGCCGATAATTATCAGTTTCACCTGACATTACTATTTCTTTTGCTTCTTTTTCATTTTTTGCATCCACAGTTACTCGTTTTATTTCGGTTTGACTCCAAGTTACCTCATACCTTGCCATTTTATATCCTCTCATTTATTATTGCTGGCAATCCGTTGCCATTTGACTATAAATTCTTATCATTATGAACAATTGTTTCATAATCACTATCGTCGTTGTCCTCTAATGGCTGCGGTTCGTCGGATTTGTCATTGTCTGCATCTGCAAAACTAAACGATACATCGTCTGACTTTGACGGTTCTGCAAAACGATACTCCAATTGTTCTTTTGCTGCATCAATAGCAGCAAGTATTTTGTCGATGTCGTCTTGGTCATAATCGTAATTTGCACCTGACAAATTACCGACAAGCCGAAATGCTTTAAGCAAAGCCGTCATTCGCTTTTCAGCCAAACGTCTAAATTTATCCTGTTTGTTCTCTGCCATAAGTTATCCTCTCATTTTAAGTTATCAAAGAACCTATACTTAAAGTATACTATATATTTAGGCAAAGTCAAATAACTTTACAAAATTCTTTCCATTGTTTCAGTTTCATTATTCGTTCTGCTGCTGTTCTATATTCAGAGTCGCCTTTTACTAACAAAAAAATGGTTTTATCAATAAATACTCTTATCAATACAGGATTGTCTTTTATATGCTTCATTACAAATCTCATAGCGTGATATTCGGCCAATGTATGATTGTAAAGTGTCATACATCGACAACCTTCGGCGTGGTGTATTGCGTGTCCTATTTCGTGTAATAAACACCCCATTTTGACAGCACCTCTCAAATCTTTGTCAATGAGAATACATTTTTCGAGAGGGTGATATTCACCATTGCCATAAACTGAACGATAATATATTTTAACAGGTGATAATTTCTTAATTTCTGTTAGTGTCATTATAATTCCTACAATTCATACAATCGTTACAAGCCCGTCTGTAAATAATCGTACACCCTTATACTACTTACTAACATAGTATGCATACATAAACCCATATACTCATATACACTATTTGTCTAAATGTTAGCATTACAATTTCCTCAATAATACGATTGATAATGCAGCAATTATCAGTATTGTCAGTATAGTGTCCATTATTTCAACCCCAAATGATTGTAATATATCCCAAATGATAAGTTTTACTATTTTCCATATACACCGCACCCCAAATCCAATAGTTCCATAATCCAATATAAAGTCGTTTTATACTGCAATGCCATAATTGTTTATATGCTGCCATTTTATTGCCTCCAAATAAATGTTAAAAGTGGCGTATTATACTACCACCGAAAACTGCCTACTCCACAGGGATTTTGCAAGCTGTTAAAAACTTATCATAGTCAAAAGGGATTTCGCAAGCTGCAATAAATCTATCTACATCAAAACGTGGGTTAGTGCTTGCAAAATAGTTACAAAGATTGTATTCTATATTCTCTAAAACCAATTCTGTCGGCGTTCCCCCCTCAAAATCCTCTTTTGCTTCTTTGAGAACAGTTGCAATCGCCTTGTAGTCTTTTTTACTCATCATTACTCAAGCCCCCTAACATACCGCCAATAATAGTCAATACTAAACTGCCATAAACTACTGCAAAATAAAGGTCTATAGCATCCGGTTTCCAAAATGTTATTATAGTATTCATTGTCAATCCAATAATTGTTTTACATTATTGACTACAATTTGACACAAAGTATCTATAATTGCACTCTTATCTTGTATGATTTTATCATCAAGATAGGTTATAATATCTTCTTGTATCTGTTCTTGTATGCTTTTTATGTTTTTTATGCTTATAGTATCCACTGGCTTGTTCCCTTCACTGGCTGCCTTAACAACTGTTGCTCTCTTGACAGCGTGCGTGGTTTGCTTGTGTGTCGCCAAGCTGCCAAATACAACAAAATTATTGTTAATGCAAATATCATTTTAAGTCCCATAACTATTGAACCATCTCGTTCAGAATGTTATTATTGCAAGGCATCCTTGCCTTTAGCGGTTAGCTATTGTTTGATAATTGTACGACCAATTGTTGTAACTGCAAGCACCATTGGCTCACCACATTCACAATAAACCTCTTTGTCGTCCGGCACGTTCCAGTAGTCGCCAGCATTTGCTGAATATTGTGCACCACAAGCTGGACAAAACAGTCTCTCATCTGCTCGGTCTTTGTTTAGTATTTGGTCTGCCAAATCTCCATATGTAATCATATAGTCCCTGCCTTTCTGCTAACCGCTATAAACTTATCAAAGAGCATCGTTAAAACTTTGCATTGCCGCATCAGCTTCTTTGTCGTCCAATTTAATATCGCAAATATCTTTTGATAAATGTTCCTCGCCAGTGTGTTTGCAAAGTCTAACTGCGTGTTCCTCACTTTCAGCTTCAACTACTACTTCAATCGTTACTCTATACTTTGCCATAATCAAACCCTTTCATTTATTTATTATTGCAAGGCATCCTTGCCTTTGGCGGTTAGCTATTTCGTAACATATTGACAATATCGTCCGGCGGTTTGTTATTCGGCTCATTCGTCTTATTCCATGCCGGACACTTGAAACAAGGTTTGCCATTGTAACAGTAATTTTGATTGACAATTTTGTTCGGGCACTTACGGCAACAATAAATCAAATTATCGTTAGCTTTAGTTATTGTCTTCATATCCTACCTACCTTTCTGCTAACCGCTATAAACTTATCAAAGAACCTATACTTAAAGTATAACACATAAACAGAGTAATGCAAATAAAAAATAAAAAAGATAATGCAGATTGTAACCCATTGCAGCATATGGTGTTACGTCTTACTATAAAGCAGTAAATCTTTATACTGCGTATATCGGACTATGCCATATAGGTTGTATGCTTGCGTCCTATAATAATGAAGGGTGGTAGGGCAGTCGGAAATATGAAGGTGGAGGTGGTAATACTACGACCAAATTATATTTCATATTTTTAATGAAAAACACTTATATACCTATTTAAATGGCAATTATTCCCATTTAAAAATAGTTGGCTCAGTAGACTTTGAATGAAGTGCCTTCCTATGAATATTAGAGACTGGTTTGACTTGACTTTAAGCATATTTACACCTCAGATTATAAGGATTATATCAATTATATAGATTTTAAGATTGGTTCATCTGGGTTCATCCAAATTTGCCCCATTGGAACACCTTCAACTTTCATTAATATCCAGCCTTTAAAACTAAATAATCTGCCTTTTGCTTCTTTCTTCAATCTCTCATTTTCAGCCTGGAGTTGCTCGATAATTCGTATGGCAACATCGCCAGCACCTTCCCTAACTCTAAAAACATAATGACCCCCACGCTTTGAACTCTGCCAACAACACGCCCAGAACATCACGTTTTCTTGCAAGGCACTGATTATGCTTTCATTCCCCGACCAACCACCGGTCGAAAATTGATATATGTTATTAATACCATCAAAATACCCAATATCGGCATATTTCCATCGCTCTTTGATATACTGCATCAAACTACAAAAGTCCTTATAATCCCATTCGGCAATTTTCTGCAATTCACTTTCTTCTGGATAGCCGTCTACATCCATAATCATTTACCAAACAATATCTTTCAATTTCTTAATTTTAGCCACAAGCTGCACAATTTCAACCTGGAGTTGTTTTTGCATCTCAATTACTCGACAATGCTCATCAAAAGCCAATTTCAATCTCTCATTTTCGGCCTGAATTAGTTCAAACCATTGTCGTAAACAAAGATTTTCTCGTTTAAGTTCATCAATTTGATTTACAGACATTTCATTCTCCTATAATAATTTGTTAATTTTTCTTCGGAAATAAGTTTTTTCTCCGTAAACACTTAGAATCTGTTATTGCTTTGTGCATAGCTTCTTGACATTCTTCGCAAATAAAGTGCCCTTTTCCACCGGCTGAAGCTATTTCTATTGTAAATAAACCACCATTACCATACATATAACATCTTTTAAAACCAGGAGGAATTACTTTTTTCTTTTTTTCACATACCATACAAAATAATTTCATAATAACCTCTCAATATCTTTCCAAAACCCTAATTTCTGTGCTAAAAATCTAAATTGTTTCAATTTGCAAACCTTCCGCAAAGCTTGATAGTGGGCTTTCCAGCTTTTAATTTTATTCATATTTTTCAAATATTTATTTAAAGCATCAATTGTTATTTTAAAATACATTTTTTGAACCAATAATCCATTTTTTGCAACAAAATTAAATTCTGCTCGCATAGCGTGATATTCACATAAAAATTCGGTTTTCTTTTTCCAGCACTTACATTTTGATTTAAAACACTTTCTATGTTGATTTTCGTGTTGATAAACAATTTCTCTATTTATTTTACCTAACTTTTTATCAATATATATTTCACCATCATCTGCATCAAAAAATGCACTAACCTCAGATTTATTGGGTTTAAATGAAAATATAATAGAATTTCCTGGATGTTCATACACCATCTTTAGTTGCCCTCTCATATTGCTTCTTATAGTATTTTGCTTCTTTTTCAAGTTCTTTCTTTGCAAGCGAACTTTCTTTATAAAGTTTGGTATTAACTTTATTCATACAGCAATGTTTGTATTTTTTACCAGATGCACAAAATGGACAAATATCATTCCGGCCAACTATTACCTCATTGTGTATTTGTTGCAAATTAAGGGGGTTGCGGCCCAACCATTTAATCGTTTCCTGAAGGTTCATTTATTACCTCAAAATTAACTTTTTAAGAAAATTTTTAAATCCCCACCATCGTTTTGAAGGATAACAACCTTCTATGCGTAAAATTGGTATTATCCATAAAGTATGCCAAAAACCATAACCATAACTACGTAATTCAAAATATAAATTCATTTTTCTATTACCTCAAAATTAATTACAGCCCAACATTTAGGGCATCGTAATCTTGGTGGAAAATTAATTAAATCTATATGCTCCTGTTTATTGTTCATAATACAAAGCTTTGGTAGAAACTTTTTTGTAGTTTCAAATTCAAAATCACAATTGCTACAACTTATTAGTATCTTTTCCATTTTTACTCCATATTATAAAATTGTAAATATTTAAGAAAAATGCAGGAATTACAATAATAAACAATCCGTATACTTTCAATTTACAAGCAATATAGAACCATAATACTCCGGCGACCAAATGTATTATCCAACCCCATCGGCATTTTCTACCAACTATATATTTACCTAAAATTTCCAAACAACCAGCAATCCAATCCATATTATTTTATTTCTCCATAGATTTTTCCAGAATTTATATCCACTGGAAGTGGTATTGAAAGTTTATAAGCATTTTCCAGAATTTCTTTTATAGCCAGTTTAATTTCTTCAGTATATTTAGAATTACATTCAAATACAATCTCGTCGTGCACAAGCAAAAGTATTCTCAAATCCCAATCTGGGTTTTCATCAGCTAATTCCAAACAATTTGCCGAAGCAATTCTTAGAACATCAGCAAACAATCCCTGAATCCTATGATTAAATGCTTGACGTTTGGCTTTACCACTTTCATATTTATTACTCGAATAAACTGCTTTTAAATGTCTGTATCTTCCTAATTCAGTTCTAACACATCCTTTTTTTCTTAATAAATTAGAACATTCAGTAATAGCTGGTTTAACTCCAGGATAAGTTTCAAAAAACAAATCCAAATATTCCTTAGCTTTTTCTACAGTTACATTAAGACTTTTAGACATACCATATTCCGTAGTCCCATAAGCAATTGGGAAGTTAATTTTGTTTTTAGCATCATAACGTTCTGTCTTGAATTTCTCACAAACTTTAGCATAATCAGGATGTGTTCTATATAATTTTTCTTTTGGTATATCCAATTTAAAACAAGTATTTGCAGTAGTAAGATGTAAATCAATATCTTCTAAAAATGCCTCCATCATTACCTTATCCTGAGAAACGTGGGCCAAACCTCTAAGCTCTTGGCCGGAATAATCAGCAACAATAAGGTCTTTTCCAGATGCAGCAATAAAACAATTTCTTACATTTATTCCTAAATCATTTGACATTTCTTTTGGAAGCTGTTGTAAATTAGACGATTGTCTGCCGGTTACAGTTCCACAATTATTAAAAGAACCTCTATATCGTCCATCAGAATCAGGAATAAACTTTTTAATATATGTTGATTTCAACTTACAAGCCTGACGATATATATCCAAATACTGTACAAATTTGACAGTATCTTTATATTTTTGAATTACTGAAGTATCAACTTGATAATTTTCTTTTTTTGTTGTAGGAAGTTCGCAATTAAAACGATTTCTTAATATTTCAGCTAATTGTTTTGTTGAGTTAAAATTAACAGGACTAATCTTTTCATCATCATCTAAAAAATTTGATTGAATATACCAGTTAATATTTAATTCTTTTAACATAAAAGTTTGGGAATCATCTATTATCTTGGTAAGTTCAATATCAAATTTCTTTATTTGTTCAGTATCCAAATATATGCCATTAATTTCCATATCCCTAAGAACAAACTGAAATGGCATTTCTATATCATAAAATAAATCTTCAAGGTCATTTTTTATCAAACCCAAAGATGTTTTCTCCCATAATTGATAAGTCCAGATAGCATCGTTAAAAGCGTATTCGTAAAACTCTGAACTACTTCTATCCAAATCTTTGACTTCATCATATTTTTTGATTTCAGATTTAGGAACTTTCAAAACCCTCACAGCACAATCTTTAAGTCCATATTTTGAATTTTCGTTCAATAAATGTATCGCTGTCATTGTACAATAAATGTTTTTAGTTATACCAATTTTTTCTTTATATAAAACTTTTAAATCAAAAGGTGCGTTGTGCATTATAACTAAATCAGCTTGTATAAGTAAATTAGAAAGAGATTTTTTAATTTCTAATTTATCAAATTTTTTAAGAGTGGTAAAATCAATATAAGCAACAAGATTACCATCACAAAGTGAAATTCCTTCAAGTTGCATAATATCATAATCCAATGATGTAGTTTCAGTGTCAAGTGAAAAAATATCAAAATTGGTTTTGGTAAGAAATCTTTGAAACTCATCAAGATTTTTAACTACTATTTTTTTCATTATTTCTTTTCTATTAATTTATACAATTTTGGTAAATCTTCAAACAAAAGCTCATCTGTTAGTTCTTGTATTCTTTTTTGATTTGTAAGAATTTTAATATTCTCAAGCTTACGATTTATTTCTGTTTTTAAACTAAGTGTTCCATCAGGCATAATTCACCTTCTTCTATTTCTTCGATTTTCTAAACGAGTTACAAATCTGATATTTCCTCTTTCATAATTACCATTATTATCAATTCTATCATCTACCTCCGTCAAAAAAATATTGCACAATCCAATCAGCAGTTTTATTTTTTTCTCTCGGAATCCATTTAATAGACCAATAATCAAATTTACTCAATTCTGCTTTAGCCATATCTACAAGTTCTTGTAAATGTTCGTGGTTTATTCTCCAGCCCCAACTAATTTGTCCTGCTACAAGTTTGGAATCTGTAAAAATTTGACAACTATGTATTCCTTCTTTATGTGCTCTACGAATTGCTAAAATTAGTCCTTGATACTCGGCTTCGTTATTAGAAGCTCTACCCATAAGCTCTCCACCCCAAGCAACTTCATTTCTATCCTGATAGATAATGTAGCCACAAGCTCCAATTCCTTTTCTTCTACCACCGTCAAAAAAGATGTTATTCATTTTAAAAACCTATTTTTTTCTTCCATTAGTTATAGTAACTACATACGCATTACCTGCTAAATTAAGCCCATCTATAAAATATCTATCAATAATATAATCAACATCATCAATCAAAACTTTAGTAGGGGGTTTTATATCTTCGGAAATAAAATTAGAAATGCCTATAAATCTATTTGAATTAAGTTCCAATCCAAGTTTATATGAACGTTCAAACGCCCGTTTAGCAGCATCTTCTGTCCTTGCCACATAAATACTATCTTCATTTACTACCATATAATGTAGCAATATAGTAGTTTTCCCGCTATTGCGTGGTCTTGCTATTACTATCATTTTCTATCCTTTGAATTGCATTTAATTTACTCATTTTCTGTTTTCCAAAATAGTTGCTCTTCTATATATATAGCCAAAAAGACCCCGTTTTTGGTATAATCTCAAAAATAGTTACAAAATTTCTACTTTTTTGATAAATTGTTACAACCAATAACTGTTATTACTATAATAATCGTTATAATTGATATAATCATTAATATAAACAAGAAATATACAAAAAAATTTTAAAAAAATTCTCAAAAGGGGGTCAAATGAGTGGAATTGTTATACCTTCTGGTATAGTATATAGAGGGGGTTGTTTTTATAGAGGTCTTTGACAATTTAATATTGAGCGGGCAGATGTGAAATTAACCGCAACCGTGTCCAAAGCAGATGAGCCTAAGGACTATTTGGGGGAGATGTAGAAACAATATGTTTCTGCTAAAACTATAGATTCAGCGAAAAAATGACATCCCAAGAAGGGGGGAAGTTACTACCGACCCCTGTCAATCTTCAATCTGGTTGATAATAGAGAAGACGCTAATCATATAGAATATTCAATATTATATAATTATATAATTAATCTGGGGTTATTATGAACTACCAGAGGAACTTGGTCTATCTGGTATTTATATTTTATAAAGTGAGTTCGGAGGGGTGTTCCTGCCCGTGCACCTCTCCACTCCATTGAAAACTATGGATATAGAAAAAAAAACTAAATCCGAATATGATAAAAGTCAATATGGCTCAAAGGAACGTAAGAACAAACTTAAAAAAGGTGCTAAGTTTGATTTTAAGTTTATAGAGCCTATTGCAATATTAACTGCTTTGGGTCTTACTGAAAAAGAAATAGGTATAGTATTTGGAGTTACTGGTTATGCTGTTAAGAAGTGGAAGCAGCGTTATCCAGACCTTAAAGATGCTGTAGCAGAGATGAAGTCTGTTGCTGCTTCTCATTTGGTAGCTCAAATGGTGCGGTCTGCAACAGGTTATGATTATGAGGAAGAGGATATATCTTATAAGACTATTAGAAATGAAGAAACTGATAAGTTAGTTGAGATTCAAGTTGGTAGAAAAGTTAAGAAACGACAACAGCCTGGAAATCCTCAACTCGCAATGTTTCTAACGACTAACCTTTTGCCAGACCAATTTAAGAATAGATTTGAGTTGACGAAACGAGAGAGTAAAGTGAATATAAATCTCGCATTAACAGGAAAAGAAATTCGTGAATTTTCAGGTCGTTTGTTAGATGTAGCAGATGAGGTTGATTCAGATAGAAAACAAGTTGAAAGTAAAGTTATAGAAAATGAATAAAATTTTTGATACGCCTGAAGCATTAGAAAACGCATATCCTAAAACTCTGAAAGAGAATATATTATATAGAATAAAGTTGCACGAGCAATTGGCAAAAGATAAAGGTTTGCAGACACAATTTATTTCGCTTTGTTTGGCAAATCCTGCATTATTTTTTGACTTAGTTTTTTGGACTAACGACCCTCGGAGAAAACCAGGCTATAGAAATTATCCTTTTATTCTTCGTCCGCAGCAAAGAGTGGTTGTTAGAGATTTAAAAGATTGTATTGATAATGGAAAAGATTTGGCAATAAATAAAAGTCGTGATGAAGGTGCTACTGAGCTTGTAACTAAATTTTATGTTTTGTATTTTCTTTTTATTCCTGAATCTCAGTTTTTGATGGGTTCTCGAAAAGAGGAATATGTAGATAAGACTGGAGATTTTAAAACTCTTTTTGCAAAAGTTGACCACGCTATGAAACATCTTCCGGCGTGGCTAAGGGCAACTTTAAATACAGATAGTTTTCAAAGGAATCATTTACATATTGGTAATTTTGATATTAGTTCAGCAATTGACGGCGAAGCTACGAATGAGAACTTTGGTGCTGGTGGTAGAACAACCTCTACGTTTCTTGATGAATTTGGACGAGTTGAAAAGGGTTTGGCTCAGTCAATTAAAGATTCGATAAATGATGTAACTGATTGTGTTATTTATGGTTCTACGCATTGGTTTGGAACTTCTCATCCGTTTAATAAAGTAGTTAAAGACAAAACGGTAAAGACAGTTTCTTTACCCTGGTATAAAAATCCTGAGAAAAATAAAGGACTATATACTTCGCCTGACTACAATGTAATTGAAATTATTGATATTGATTACTATAGAAAAGCTTGTCCAGAAGTATTTAACAAAATTGAAGTTAATAAGTCTTTTAAACTAAGTGAGTTAGAGAACTCTTTGTTATCTTTGTCAGATAACTTAACGATAAAAAATATTCGATTTATAGCAGATGCTTGTGAACAAATCGCTGGAGATTTAAGAAGTCCCTGGCACGATACTCAGGAAGCAAAACGAACTAAAAGAGATTTGAATCAAAATATTTGGATGAATCCTGTGGGTGCATCTGATATGTATTTTGATGTTGTAATAAATGAACGTATACGAAATTCCTTTGTTAGAGAACCAAAATATAAAGGTGAAGTTGATTTTGTTATTAATAAACATAAGTTTATTGTTGATTTTAAACAGAATAAAGGTAAAAAGAGGTTGTCGTGGTGGGGGGAGTTAGAGGAAGATAAATTTGGTAAACTTCGCCCATCTCAGAAATATAATTATATTGTAGGTTGTGATATTTCATTAGGTGTAGGAACTTCTAATTCTGTTGCTGCTATTTGTAATGTTGATACTGGAGAGTTAGATGGTATGTGGGCTTGTGCTGACACTACTCCTGAAGATTTTGCAGACAAAGTTGTTGCAATTTGCCATTGGATTGGTGGTAATTATGGAACTCCATTTTTAATTTGGGAAAATAATGGTGGACACGGAATAAACTTTGGTAGACGGGTTTTGAAACGTGGTTACTCTTTTGTTTATATTAATAAAACTGAAGATGCAAGAACTCGTAAAAGACGTAATAAATATGGATGGACGAGTAGTCGAAACACTAAAGATGATGTATTAACAAGTTTGTCTATCGCCTTGAGAGAAGGACTTAAAAATAACCCATCAAATACATTTATTCGTATTTTTGATGAAAATTTAGTTGGAGAACTGGATGATTATATTTATTATGATTCCAGCGAAATTGGTTGTTCTGAACATCAGGATTTATCAACGGGGGCAAGGGCAAGACACGGAGATAGAGTTGTTGCTACCTCTTTGTGTGTTTTAGGTATGAAAGACCAGCCAAAGGCTGCTATGAAGGCTCGTATTAACTATCCTAAGGAATCATTCGGCCACAGGTATCAGCAATGGAAAAAGAAACAAGATGAAAATAAGAGAAAATATCGGACATATAGGTATTGAATATGGCAGAAAATAGAAATCAAAAAGACGTTCACTTTAAGTTTCCAGTGCGATTACAAAAAATGGTTAAACTTTGGACTTCATTAGTAGAAGAACCTTTGAGGAAACGTCATAAACTTTTGAAGGCTTTAGCTTCTGGATTTTATGATGAAGGGTATACTCGAAATCATACGTTGAATTTAATAGATAGGGGGGTTAGTACATTAGTACCTTATCTTGTTGAAGGTAATCCGAAAGTTTTGGTAGAGACTAAAATACCTCGATTACGACCATTTTCATTTACTACACAGTTAGCAATGAATTATTTTATTGAGAAAATGAAATTGGCTCAAAATGTTCTTATTCCTGCTGCACTTAATTCTATGTTTGGTATGGCAGTTGTAAGGACTTCTCTTGAATGGTCAAGAAATGTAACATTAAAAGATGAAACTTATCGTATTGGAACTCCGAAAGCAATTTTAATTGATGATTCAAATTATATTGGCGACCCTGCTGCAAAAAGAATAGAAGATTTTCAGCTTGAAGGTGATATTTATCAGTTACCTACTGAATATGCAAAAGAATTTTTTGGTGCAAAATATGCTGACTATATAAAATCTGATTATGAATTAAAATGGGATATTTCTCCGAGAGATATTAGTGCCAGCAGAGCAGATAGAAAATTGTATTCATTGCGTGAATATACTACATTTATAGATTTATATTTATATGATGAAGATGTTGTTGTAACAATAATGCCTGAAGGTAGAAAAGCAGTAATTTTAAAAACTGTTGAAAATGAATTTAATGATAGTCCGTATGATAAATTATTTTATAAGAATTTTCCTGAGCAACCATATCCAATTCCTCCAGCTTGGAATTGGAATGATATAGATACTACTATAAATATTTTAGTTGATAAAATGAAAGAACAGGCTGAAGCACAGAAGAAAATTTTAATGTATGAGGGTTTGGCTGAAAAGGATGCAGAAAGAATAAGAACTGCTGCTAATAATTCTGTTATACGAGTTGATAATATACAAGCTGTAAAGGCTGAAGAATTTGGTGGAGTTAGTCCAGAAAATTATCAATATGTTTCATATATAGAGAATCAATTTACCAAACAGGGGGGCACGCCAGATGTTCTTGCAGGTCGTGGAGCACAAGCACCTACACTTGGTCAGGAACAAATGGTATATGCTAATGCTTCAAGAATAGTCAATAATATGGTAACTTGTTTTAAGGATTTTACAACTTCTATTGTAAAAAAATTAGCTTGGGGTTTTTGGACTGACCCGACTGTGTATGTTCCTTTGGTAAAGGAAATTCCAGGAGTTGCTACTATTCCTGTGGAATTTGCAAATGCCGAAGAAGTCGGGGATTTCTATGATTTTGCATTTGATATAATTCCTTATTCTACGCAGCGAGGTAATCCTGAGCAGAAATTCCAGAAAATGATGATGTTTCTTACTCAATGGATTCTTCCGACTATGCAACTTTCTGCTGCACAAGGTTCGTCTCTTGATATAAATGAAGTAAATAAAATATTAGCAGGTTATCTTGGTTTGGATAATTTTAATCAGTGGTATCTTCCAGCCATACCATCGTCTGGAGATTTGTCCGGCGTAGATTACAAGATGCTTCCTTTAGGAAACAAATCTCAGGGTAATGATAGTATGGGAGCAACAGAAGGTTCTAAGATGGCCAATATGTTTGGTCAGCAGGCAAGAGCAGGTGGTGAATCAAGCCCTGACCAACAAACCGGCCAGAAAAGGGTAATATGATTAGAAAATTCTTAGAGAGAATATTGTGTTCAATTATTATAGTGATGATTTTTGTATTTGGGATACACTATTCTGCCCCAAGACAACCTGTATTTATTTATCCGAACATTGAAAATAATTTGAAAACAATTGTTGATGAAGTTCAGAGAGCTACTGTATATATTGAAACAGATTTTTGGACTGGTTCTGGAGTTTTAATAGATAAAGAACGTGGAATTATTTTAACTGCTGGACATATTGTAGAGGATTGTAATTTTTTCAGGATTGAATTTAATAATGAAGCGGTAATATTTTCATTGGAATCTTATGAGGAAAAAGGCGTTGATGTTGGATTTATTAAAGTTGACCCAAATGATGTAAGTCATTTGAAAGAATTGAAGTTTGCAAATGATTATAATATTGGAGATGATGTTTATATTTGTGGATGTCCTTTTGGGAGAGAATTGGCATATTCTGTAACTTTTGGTAAAATTTCAGGAATAAAGAGAAATATTCCATTTTTCGGTAGAACTTTAATGATTCAGAGTGATGCTCAAGCCTGGCCTGGAAATTCTGGTGGGCCAGTTGTTAATACTGAAGGAGAAGTTGTTGGTATTTTAGTTGGTGGTTATTCAAGATTTGATGGGTTGTCTTTAATAATATCTGTTGATGCTTGTAGATTGAGTTTAGCAAAATATTTGGCTCGGTTAGATTTAGAAAGAATAATGGTGGAGAATTAATATGCCTGCTGTTAGTAAATCACAAAGGCGATTAGCTGCAATTGCAAAACATCATCCTGGAAAATTATATAAGAGAAATAGAGGTGTTTTGAAAATGTCTCAGAAGCAACTTGGACATTATGCCGGAACATCTGAGAAAAAATTACCAAAGAAAAAAAGTAAATTATACAAACAGAAGGGTAAATAATGTCTAAAGTTTGTGATGGTAAAAGTAAAATTCGTAGCAAAGGTCAAGGTAGAGGTTTAGGCATAGGAAAAGGAAAAGGCCCTTTGAATAAAAGTGGGAGATTATATAAAAGGAAGGGTAAATAATGGGTGCGAGTGTGAGTGTTGAACTAAAAATAACTGTTTCTGGTTTAACAAATCAAGATAATGATATTATTTATAAATTTACTCACGGAGATACTCCGGCAGAATTTTATCATCAATACGCTGTTATTGGAAATAGTGCTGCTGATTTGAAAATAGGGGATATTGATGAACAGAAATTGCGTGGAGTATTGATTATTGCTAAATCTGGAAATGTTGGTATTTTGGTTAATGATGATGGGACGGGAACTCCTTCTTTAACAGAAGGTAATCAAGTTTTAGTAGCTGGTGAAGCTTGTTATATAAATTTATCTGGTAGCATAGGTGGATTAGAAGATACAAATGTTATTAGAATTATAGGTTCTGTTGCTACTGCTGCAATTGAATATTTTTGTTGGGGTGAATAGTGGAAGATAAAGATTTTGAAAAACTTCTTGATGGATTGATTGGAAAATTTTACCCTATAAAAAGTGGAGTTGAATATAAGCAGATGAAAACAATTCAAGATAAAATTGATTGTCTTGGGGTTTGTATTGAGTATATCTTGCTCGATAATGAAAGTATGAATCGGGAATTGAAAGCCAAGAAATGATAAAAGAGTATACTTGTACAAGTTGTGGTTATTATAAAGAATTTAAATTGAAAGAGAAAACACCAACACCCTGTCCCGAATGTGGGAGTAAGAGTTGTAGGATTGTATTTAGAGATGGGACTAAAATTAAAAGTAGACAGTGTAATATAGATAGTCAGATGGTAGAGAATCCTCGGTGGTCTTGGTCAATGGGGATTAATGTTGATAAAATTCCAGAAATGAAAAAGAGATTTCCCGATAGAGAATACCATCCAAAGACAGGTCAATTATTAGTTAAGAGCAGACATCATAAAAAAAAGTTGATGAAAGAACACGGGATGGTTGAATACGAAACAAAAAGATAGGAGAATAGAAATGCCAAAGCACAAAAAATTTATTAATGAGAGGGTTTGTGATGGTTGTGGTTGTAATTTTTTACCTGAAAAAGGTTATGAAAAAGTGCAGGTAAAATGTTTAGGTTGTGCTGAGTTGCCTGAGTTGCCTAAAAACCCTGAATTTCCTAAAGAGGAAAATGTGGCAAAACAGGAAAATTCTGAAGATGATTCTGCAAAACATACATATTGTAAGAAGTGTGGTAAAGAGTTTGCTCCTGTTTCGCCTGCAAATAAAATATGTCCAGATTGTCAAGCAAAAAATAAATAATGGAGGTAAGTTATGGCAGATGAAGAAAAAGTTGAAAATTCAGAACAAGTGTCTGAAGTAAAAACAGAGGAAACGAAGGTAGAAAAGCCAGAAATACATTCTTCTGGTCTCTCTATGAATAAACCATCTGATGGTATTCTGGGTAAAATAAGTAATTTGTTTAGAGGTAAAGAGACTAAAGAAACGGAGGAAGTAGAAACCGAAAAAGCTGATGAGGAAAAAACTGAACCAGATTTAACAGAGAAAACGTTAGAGACTGAGGTCAAAGATGGCGAAACTGAGGAAGTCGATTCTGATAAATATGAGGAAATTGACCCTCAACTTGTTGATGCTGGTAGACGGTTTGGATTAAGCGATGATGAAATCGTGAAATATTCGGAAAATGACCCTCTTTATCTTCGTAAAATAATGGATTATTTAAATGAAGATGAGAGTGTTGAAACAAAGCCTGTTGATGGAGCAGAAAAAGGGGTTAAGGATGACCCAAAGGCTTTGAAGATTGATGATTTGGTTGAATCATTATCAGAGGACGAGGAGGAACAGGATAAATTTAAGAAAATTTTATCCCCCTTTGTCGATAAGATGAACGCTCTGAGTAATGAGATTAACCAAGTTCAAGGCAATTTAAAGCAATCAGGAGAAGAAAGTAAAGAAGCAAGATTGACAAGCATAGTAAACACAGCAAATGATTTTTTTGATAAACACTCTGAAGATTTTCCAGAATTGGAAAAAACGGAGGATTTACCCATAGGACAAAATGGGACTTACTTGAAAAGTTATCCTGCCGTTAAAAAACGGAGTGAAATCTGGGATGTTGCTGCTGGTTTTGCAAAGTCTGGAATGTCTTTTTCTGTTGCGTTAGATAATGCCTTAAAATGGTATGTTGGTAAAAATGCTGGTACTGCTGCTGAAACAAAGCTGATTAAGAAGTTGGCGAAACGTCAGGAGAAACTGACTCCTAAGAAGCAAACTAAAGCAACTGTTAAAAAGTTTGCTAATGAGGACGACCGAAAAGCCGATGTTGTTAAGACAGCTAAGAAGAAAGCGGGGATTTCAGTAGAAGAGTAAAAGTGAGGATGCTTTTACTTTAAGGAGTTTATTTTTGAAAGGATTCAGCGATGGAAAGTATTACAATTGAGCAAGCGACTGATATTCTTCAAGCGACCCTTGAAGATGTCAAGAAAAATAGCTGTCCTTTGACTTATCTTTATAGCTCCTATAAGTTGTTTAATAGCTTATGGAAAGATAGAGTGAAATCAGAGGGTGGTGATAAGATTGAAAGATTTATCACATTAAAAGATGAGGGTAATGCCAAGCACCAGGGAAATTGGGAAAAAGATACTCATAATGTGTTAAATACAGATGAGAATATTATTGTAAATTGGCGGCGAGCCTCGTCTAATTTCAGTTATAATGTAATTGAAATGGATATGAATAAGGGTAATGCTCAGATTTACAATAAGGTTCAGAATAAGTATAATAATACTTTACGAGAAATTGTGGATGAGATTTACGACGCTGCTCTTTCAACTCCGACAAGTTCGGCTGATAAGTTAAGTCCTCAAGGACTTCCAGCATACTTGTCTTTGGGAACTATTGCTACAAGTGGTTGGACAGGTTATAGTGCTCGTTATAATGATGGTAGTACTCCTGGTGGAACTTATAATTCGGGAACTATTGCTTCGAGTGCAGCGAATAAGTCTCGTTGGGCTTCTTATTATGCAGACCACGCTGGAGATATTGATGATAGTCTTCTGGTTTTGCTTGATAGGGCTTGTCGTAAGTTGGCTTTTGATGGGCCAGCATTTCCAGAGAAGTTACCTGGGCCTACTTTTAAGTTTAGTCTTTATTCAAACGATAATATCATAGGTTCATTGAATTTGCTTTATGCGAAGTCTGATGACCAAATGGGTTATCGTGTGAGTGAGCATTTTCGTTATCCTAATTTTAAGGGTGTTCCGTTTGTTTATGTTGACCAGCTTGATACTGCAAATGCAAGTTTGTATGGCACTGACCCAATTTATGGCATCAATCACGAACTTATATATCCAGTTGTGTTGAATAATTGGGACTTCAAGATTGGGAAACCGAGAAGCAGAGATGAGCAGCACGTTGTTCTGACCGTAGACATTGATGTAGTGTATAACTATATTTGTGAAAATAGAAGGCGAAGTGGATTTTTGCTGTCCGAACATCCTTCTAACTAAGGAGTTACGACAATGACTAAAACTTGTTCCAAGTGTAAAGTTGAGAAAGACAGTTCTTGTTTTCACAAAAGTAAAGCTCAACCAGATGGTTTAGCTAACTGGTGTAAAACTTGTGTTTCTCAATTGAATAAACAAAGGACTAAGGAAGGTCATTGGTCTAAGCATTATGCTAAATACAGAGATAAGCAACTTGCTGGAAAGAAAGCCTATTATCAGGAACATAGAGAAGCTAAATTAGCTTATCAAAAAGAAAGAAGAAAAAACCCTGAAGTTAAACTTAGACATAACTTGGATAAAACTTCAAAAAAGACTGGGTATTCAAAAGATGTTTTGATTGAATTTTACACCGCTCAGTTTGCGAAGCAAAATGGTTGTTGTGCAATTTGTGGCAGACACGAAACCGAACTTAATACTCGGTTAGGTATTGACCACGACCACAAAACCAATGAACTTCGTGGACTTCTTTGTTCTGGATGTAATCTTGGTATTGGCAATCTTAGAGATGATGCTGAAGTATGTCTAAAGGCTTATATGTATTTGAGAAAAGCGAAGGTAGGAAACGTGGGGACGGAACGGAGTTCTAAAGCCCCAAAATATGATGAGGAGATAACGTAATCCTCATCTAACGTAAATTTTATTAAAAGGATTTAATTATGAGTGTTCAATTTGGAACAAATATTAGTGTTGCTAAGAAAAGAGTAAAGTTTTATAATAGGGAAAGCTCCGCAGTTACCATCTACGAGGGTATGCCTGTATGTTATATTTTTGATACTACAGCTAATGTTCTCGGTTATGATAAAGGTGCTGGCGGCGACCCTAAAAGTCAGAGTACACCTGACACAACTGCCGAAGGTTATCAGAATGAAGGCAAGTTTCTCATTGTGGAAACAGTTAATGATGATAACCATCTGTGGTTTGCCGGTGTAACTACTGGTGCAAAGAATGGTAAGTCTGTGGCTGCAACTTCGTATGAGTGGATTGAGATTTATGAACCTAATGGAGCAATTGTGCCTGTAAGAACTGATGTGTATTGTACAGTTGGTATAACGGTTCTTGCTCTTGAACACGATTCTCAGGCTTTAACTCAACCTCTAAATACGAGTGAAGGTCGTCCTGTTGCTATTGCTGAAGAAACTTATGATGGGGCAACTACAACTGGTTTGGTTCTTGCGAGGCTTTGCCCGAATGAGTTTCTTTATCAAGACCATAATGGAACTCCTTTGAGTGTTGCGGCTGAAGGTACAAGCGATATTTTTGTTAATAGAATTAATCTTACCACTGCTCAGACTGAAGGAAGATTTACTGCATTATCTGTGCAATCTACCTGTAGTGCTGGTGCTGGTTCAGACGGTTATGGAGCATCTCTGTATGTTCAGGGTGATTTAACTGGAGTTGCTGCTTCACATTGGAATCCGTTTGGATGTTGGGCTAATATTACTGGTGGAGTGCAAACAGGAGTTCATCTTACTGTTGCAGAGTTTGGAATATATGCTTCTGGAGCGAATCTTGATGCGATTTCCAGTTTGTCGTGTATAACTTTGCGTAATCAGGTTAGTTCGACTAATCCACCTAATGCCACACATAATGTTATTAGAGTTGTGCAGGATGGCGGTGGAGATTCTGCTGACTTCTTGTTCTCGTTCTATACACCTGAAACAGTTGGATTGGCGGCTAAAAGTTCGGCTGCGGTATCTCACGTTATTCCTATTAATGTGGAAAATGCTGGTGGTGGAACTGCTGGAACTTACTACATTATGTTAAGTGATACATTGTAAGAATGATTTAATGGGAGGGGGTTGTTCCCCCTCCTATATTTTAAAATAGGAGATAGAAATATGAAGATAGATACGAATAAAACACTGAAGGCATTGAATGGAAGTGTGCTAAAAGACAATGATGGTAAAGGTAATGTTGTAGATGCAACTTTGAAAACCGCTATTGTTAATGGTTTGCTTGCTCCGGTTCAACAGGGTAAAAATGAATCAGGGTTGGATAAAGTAAAGAAATATGAGTTAGCAACAAGAGTTTACAAAAACGATGAAGTTGAACTTACGGCTGAGGACATTGTGTTGATAAAGAAATGTGTTGGTGAGAACTTCGCACCCATCGTGGTGGGCCAAGTATATGAAATGTTGGATTAAAGGTTAGAAATGGATTTCTACCTCCTAAGGTTGGGGATGGTTATGTTACGGATGGCAATTCACGGATGAATATTCAAGGATGGGTGAACCATCCCTTGCTGTTAAGGAATTGAAATGGCAGATTTAAAATTAACATTTGACGATGTAAGCGTTAAGGTATCGGAGTTTTTGGGAACTGGCGGCACAGCCACTACTAAATCCAAAGATATAACTTATCGAGCCTACCGAAATTTTCTTTATCCAATTGATGCTAAAAGCGGTCAATTACATCATTGGAGTTTTTTGAGACAATATGATACATTGGTTACTGTAAGCGGTCAGTGGAAATATGTTCTTCCTTCGGATTTTGCAAATATTGAGATTAAGTTTATTCACGATAGTCAAAGTGGTTATTCTCCGATTTACAAAAAGAGTGCTGATGAAATTATGCAAAGGCGAGTATTCGCCGACCTTAACAGTTATCCAGAATTTTTTGCAATTGTAGCTGGAAAATATACTAAAGAAACCGGACAGAATTATGAAGCCTGGTTTTATGGAACTCCGAATGGAGCTTATATATTACCATATTGGTATATAATTGAGCCTGAGAAACCTACTGAGACTACTGATGTATTTGTAGGTGGAATATTGGCTTCTGAGGCAATACTTGAATCTGCTTTAGCTGTGGCTGAAACGCAGGAAGATGATGCTCCTGGACATCACGTTCAGCTTGCGGAAGCATTAATTCAGAAGTTGATTAGAGCAGATAAAGCTACTATTGCAGATAGTTTGGGAAAAATGTATGACAGGCCAAGCATAAGTGAAGGCCGGTATTTAGGAACTATAGAAGATAGTGTTTATGAAGATTAAGGGAGATTAAGATGAGTTTAGGGAACATCCAGTTTGAATTAAGCAAAGGAACAGGTATGTTGACAGGAAGTGTTGCTCGTAGTTCTGCACAGATAGCCGATGGTGAGGATGAGCAGGTTGAAGTTACTGTTACTGGTGCTGCTTTAGGAGATTTTGTAATAGCTGTTAGTTATAGTGTTGATGTTACAGATATAAATCTTGTTGCTGCGGTGAGTGCTGCTAACACTGTTACAGTTAATTTTCTGAATGTATCTGGTGGGGCTATAACACTTGGAGCAGGAACAGTTAGAGTCATAGTTTTAAAGAGATATACTGAATTATAAGGGGTGAACAATGAGTAAGTATAAAACTGCGAGGACAAATATTATCTCTCAGTCAGGTGGGAGTGTGCGTGCGACTATTGCAGCAGATAGCACTATTCAAGGAAATGGTGGAACTGCTCTACCTTGCAAGGGTTGTTGGGTTTCACCAGCTTCAGCAAATAGTGGAATTATTAAAATGAATATTAGTGCTGCTGCTGAGTCTGATGTAGGTATTGAGCTTAGTGATTCTGATACAGGTGGTGGGCCTCTTTTTGTTCCAATTGATGATGTAGATAAATTGTATTTTTATGGAACGGCTGGTGACTATATAGACATCACTTATTTGAAAGGTTAATAATGGCAAGACGACCATATCCAAAGCTAACTGCAAGAGGGAGAAGTAAGCAGTATAAGAAATATAAGAAAATAACTAAAGGTGCTGCTAAAGGGGCAAGAATGTCAAAAAAGCAGTTTCTTAAATTTAACTATCCTGAGTATCATAAAACTCCGAGAACGAGGGGAATTGATGCTCAATTACGGAGAGCCGGAGTTTCAGAAGCAGAAATTAGAAGATTAGGGGGAGGGTAATGGCTGAATTTACACTCCCCTATCGAGGAATAAACAAAGGTGCAGTTGTAGATAAACAACCTCCTGCGACAAGCGGTTATATGAACAATGTGCGTCCGAGAGATGTGCTTGAAAATCGTTTAAGAATTGGTCAACGTCCTGGATTAGATAAGTGGGGAGATGGTGATAGAATTGGTGGGGCTTCATTTCCTATAGTTGCTATTTGTTCAATTACAATTATTGATTAGGTGATTAATGGCTGCAAAAAAAATATATTATGATACCAGTGTTACTGGTAATTCATATCCGTATGGAGGGGTTTATTGGGGTTTTCAGACTTTCACTACAGTGGGTGCTTTTACTATTGCTTCTGTGAGATTACCCTTTAAAACTTTCCAAGCTCCTGGAACTGTAACAGTGAGTATAAAGGCTGTTGATGGTAATAGTGAGCCAACGGGTGCAGACCTTGCAGTAGGAACAATTGATGGGGATTCATTTCAATTAAGTTTTAATTGGGAAACTATAACTTTTAGTACTGCTTATGCTTTAAGTGCTTCTACAGAATATGCAATTGTTGTTAGAGCATTAGATGGTGATGGTGGTGGTGGTGGTACTGCTTGTTTTTATTGGGGAACTGATGTAAATGGTGGTTATGCTAACGGAATGACAGGCCATAGTACGGACTCAGGCGTAAATTGGGACTCCGGTTACAATACTTGGGATGCTGGGTTTGAAACATATTCTGGAACTCAGCAAATACCCGTTGATAAAATTTATTCTAAAAAACTTATAGCTGTTGGAAATAGAAAATTTTGGTATGAAGATTCTGCTGGTAGTATGGCAGAATTAGCTGCCGCAAATAACGATATTGATGCTAACGCTCCTTTACAAATTTTTGAGGCATTTCAAAAAGTTTTTGTAGTTAATAAATCAAATCTTAAAGTAGCTGATTTTGGAAATGTTAAACTCCATACGACTGATATTGCACCAACTGATAAAACCTATCCAAGACACGGAACATTTATAACTGCATCCGGCGGCACTGCAAGCGGAGCACAGATGGTAGTTGATTATATTACCATTCTTGATGGGGGTTGTGATATATATGGTCAAAGAGTAACAGCCGCAGAGTTTGCAAGTGGGGATGTATGTGTAGCAACTATAACTGAAGGAAGTGTTTCATTTACATTAGATGCTGCTGAAGTCGCTGGCCCTCATTGGTACGATTGGACTGTATATGGTGGGAGTACAACTTATGGAGTGATGCCAACAAAAGCCACGTTAGGTTGTTTGTATAGAGGCAGAGCAGTTTTATCCGGTAATTCACAATACCCTAATCAATGGTATATGGCAAGAATAGGACATCCCTGGGACTTTAATTATGATGGGTTAGACGCTCTTTCTGCTGTTGCAGGTAACAATGCTGATGCTGGTGAGATAGGGGATATTGTAGTTGCTTTAATCCCATATAAAGATGACTTTATTGTATTTGGCTGTGCCAATACTATGTGGGTTATGGTAGGAGACCCCGCTTCTGGTGGAAGTATAGATGAACTTGACTTAACTGTAGGAATATTTGGTTCTAAAGCCTGGTGTTTTGATTCTTCAGGTAATCTTTATTTTTGGGGAACTGGTGGGATTTACGTTTGTCCTTATACTGGTGCAAGACCATCTAAACCACAACTTTTGACTGGACTTAATTTACCTAAGTTAATAAAAGATGAGGCGGTAGATGTAACTACTCATCGAATAACATTAACTTATGACCCATATCGAGAAGGAATTTTAATTTTTATAACGAAGTTATCTGATGGGTCAAATTCTAACTATTGGTATGATTTGAAAACCGAGGGATTTTTTCCGGAATCTTACCCCAAAGTATGTGGAGTATATTCAGCGTTTTATTATAATTCAACTGATAATACTAAAAAAGATTTAATTTTAGGTGGGTTTGATGGATATATGAGAAAATATTTGGATACTGCCAAAGATGATGATAGTGGAGATTCTAATACTGCAATAAGTTCATATCTTACGCTAATTCAACAGTTGGGGGATGGGGAAGATATAAAAGGTAAACTTACTTCTCTAACAATTACTACAGCAGGAGGGGCTTCGGGTTCAATTTTTGGTAATACAGATAAAGTAAGTTATGAATATCATACAGGAGATGATGCTGAAACTGTATTGGAAAATATTATGGATGTTGCTACTGCAAGAGAAAGTGGCACAATTGATAATACTGCTGCAACAGGTGTCGCACCTGGCAGACAAAAAAGGATTCGTAAAAGATTAAGAGGACATTTTTTAGGATTGAAATTATTTAACTCAACTGATACCCAGACTTGGGCAATAGAAAAAATAACGGGGGAAATTAAACCTGCCGGAAAAAATTAGGAGTTTATTATGCCAATTGGTGATATTTTAGCAAGTTTTGAAAAAGCACAGGAGACAGCAACAGCAGCTAATCAAAAACGTTACGAACAAGCATTAGCTATTTATGATGAAATCATAGGACGTTATGGCCCTGGTGGAACTTTTATGGCCGGTGCTGAGGCTGAGTTAGGTCGAGTAAAAGAAAGAGATGTATCTGCTGAAATGGCTCATAGTGTGTCAACTGGTATGTACGGAACTACTCGACCAGGAACAGCAGGTAGACGTTGGGAAGCTGAAGTTGGTGCTCCTTCACGATTGAAATTAGAAGATTTGAGAATGGAGAGACTTTCTCAGGCTCAGATTGGCAAAGCAGGAGCAGTTGAAAGAGTCGAAGATGTCTATCCTGATTATGGTATGATGGCTCAACTAATGTCTCAAGCAAGTTCTGCTCCCAGTGGCGGAGTTAGTTATGGTGGGGGTGGCGAAACATTTCCACTTGGAAGGTTTGGAGAAACTCAATTTCCGAGACAAGTGGGGGGAGGTGCTGGTGTTGGCAGCTATGCAGCAACTCCAACAGCAGGTCGAGAGGCTGCTGGAACAGCCCCTGGCCCAACACCTGACCCATTAAAGGGGCAACAAATGTTTACAGAAGGTGGTGTGGGAATGTATCTTGGAGAAGGTAGAGGATATTTGAGTCCTGAACAAGTAGACTGGAAAGATGAAGCTCTTGAAAAACCAGTAACTACTGCAAAGAAAATTCCAACTTTTGAGGAGTGGTCAGCACAAACTGGTCGCACAAGCACCGCAACTTATTCAGCAGTAGTGGATATGTTAACAAAAAGTGGACAACGGTGGGGAGGTTATAAATAATGTCCCTTGTTCCACCAATAAAAGATAATGATTGGTCGTCTGTAAGGCAGGCTATACAAAAAATAGCTTCTATTAAATTAGGGTCAAAGGCTTTTCCTACATTTGCAGGTTTAACTTTTACTGGATTAACTGCATCGAGATTGATTGCTACTGGTGCAAGTAAAGCGTTGGAATCGGTTGCAAATTTGGCTTCCTGGATAGCTGGAACTTCTAATCAGATTACAGTGGCAAACGATGGTGATGGGACTATAACATTATCTTTACCTCAAGATATTCATACTGAAGCATATCCTTTATTTGTAAACACTAATACAGCTTTATCTTCAATGATTATGACAGGTGGAGCTATATCAGCAGGAACTAACGCAGGAACAATTAAGGTTGCTGCTTTGACTGCTATGTTACGGACAGGTACAGGAGCAACTGACCCATTGGTTAAAATTACTTTAGCAGAGCAAGATAATATAACTTTAGCAGCAGTAGATACGTTTTATAATGTTCT